AACGGGTGATTACGTGCGCATGTACAACGCCGTCAAGGTTTTACACGAACGCAACGCTTCCCGAAAAAGAATTCAAGTCGACCAAGACACTTTCTTAGTGCACGTGAAGACGGACATAGAAGTCTTCGACATGGCCATAGCTAAGTGCCGGGTGGAAATGAAAAAAATAAGGCGCACGCTGGACCGCACCCGGGTCACCGCCTTGGTCAGACGCGAAGCCTTGAAGGCTGTCGGTGGGTCCATGGAGTTTAAATCAAAACTACACGAGCGCAAATTTTACAGAGAATATCTCGAGTATTCAAATTTCGAGAATTCGGAAAAATTCAATCGCTTGGTCACACAAGTGCACTCCATGTCGAGAAAAAGGGAGAAGAGTGTGGAATGCATGAAAGAAGTGATCGCTAGAATAAAAGAAAATATTTGTAATTAATATGGTCGACTTCAACACGTACGTGATAAATCTCCCAGAACAGAAGGAACGCTTCGAGACACAATCCAAAAGTCTCATGGACATTGGGATCTTCCCCGTGCGCATGCGCGCCAGCAAGTACGACGAAATCTCACAAGATGAGTTGGATAGGCACTTCAAACCCGCGGCCCAGACTCTCATGCCACGGACGAACATCGCGTGCTGCTACTCACATCTGAAAACTTTGGAAAACTTTGTGAACAACGACCAGAATGAGGTCGCGTTGATCCTTGAAGACGACGCTTACCCGAAGATCCCGCACGCGCGCGCGCTCGATGACGTGCTCAGGAAGAACGGCCTCGCGTGGGACATCCTGTCTTTACACTGCGACGGCCTGTGCCCGAAGGCCACGGAAGAAGCGAAACAACACTCGGGATCGGCCGCGGCCTACTTCGTCACCAAGGAAGGTGCCGAGAAACTTCTCAAACACAAGTGGTCCGACCACTTCGACATGGAAGGTAATGAGATTCCGGGCATTCGTAAACTCGTGCAGGATGAGAACCTTTTCTGGACCGACGAGGACGCGACGATGAGTGGAAGTGTGAGCTCGAACAGGAAAAAGAAATGGTGCCCGGAGACTTTAGAAGAACTTTCAAAAATTTTTTTAAAACGCGGTGAGAAAACGGCGTGTCACATACTTGGCTACAAAAGGTTGAGGCTTCCGTGGGCGGGGTACGAAATGACGAACGCGGACATCATCTTATTGATCATATTGATACTATCACTAGCAATTCTTCTCTGACACGGATGCAGTAGTTCTTCGTGTTTCTCACTCTTTCCAAAACATTCCTATGGATCACAGAGTTCGTATACATCTCAATCTCGTCCACGGTGTTATCGTTACCGTGGACGACTTTGAGGAACCTTCGGTGTTTCTCGTGCATAATAACCCCATCCTCCATGTACACGCACATGAAGTGAGCGCAGACAAATCTGTCTTCGACGTCGTCGAAGTCCAAACGCCTACGGACGGGCCTCTTCGGTGCGTCCATAGGTTCGCGCGGTTGAGTCAAGGGGAGTGGTGGGCTGTCCATCGTGTGCTGTGTGATATTGAAAAAAAAAAATCATTAAGGGGGGGATCTAAAAATCTTCGTCAAATCCAATCTCGTCCGCGCTATCTTCTAATTTCCCATAGTCACCCACTCTTTTCTCAAAGAAGTTTGTTTTCCCATCGAGTGAAATGTTTTCCATGAAATCGAATGGGTTCTGTGATTTCCACAGCGGTTGAAGGCTGAGCTGCTTGAGGAGGCGGTCGGCCACGTACTCGATGTAGGCACTCATCTTTTCCGCATTCATCCCAATCAGGCTGCACGGAAGGGCGTCGATGATGAACGACTTCTCAATCTCCACAGCTTCCCGGACGATCTCGTGGACGACCGACTGACCCGGTCGCTGGTGGAGCATCTTGTAAAGCTCGACTGCGAACTCTTGGTGCAAACCTTCGTCACGGGAGATGAGTTCGTTGGAGAAGCACAGGCCGGGGAGAAGGCCACGCTTCTTAAGCCAGAAGATGGCACAGAAAGAACCACTAAAGAAGATCCCCTCCACACACGCGAACGCGATCAGGCGTTGGCCGAAGGACTTCGACTTGTCGAACCACTTCATCGCCCACTCCGCTTTGCGTTTGACGCACGGCACGGTCTCTATCGCACGGAAGAGTTTGGACTTTTCCGCGGGGTCCCTGATGTACTTGTCGATGAGCTTACTGTACGTCTCTCCGTGCACCATCTCGTTGTGTGCTTGGTAGGCATAGAACGACCTGGCCTCGGCCCACTGGACCTCGTCGGCGAAGTTGTTGTTCAGGTTCTCAAACACGATCCCGTCCGACCCGGCGAAGAAAGCCAGGATCATCTTGATGAAGTGCTGCTCATTCTCCGTGATGGAGTTCCAGTCCTCCATGTCCTTGCTCAGGTCCATCTCCTCCGCGGTCCAGTTACTCATCTGGGCCTTCTTGTACAAGTCCCACAGGTTCGGGTGCTTGATTGGGAACACCGTGAACCGGTTCGGATCCGGTGCGAGCATGGGTTCGTACTCGTTCTCTACCCAGTCTTGGAAATCGAAGTAGGTCCCGACATGTGTGTCGTCGATGAAAATCTGTGGATATGTGGTTGCACCAGGCCCGCAGGCCTCTTTAAGCTCTTCGTTGTTAACCATCACCTTTTCGTAATCCATGTTTTCACTTTGGCACAGATCGACGGCGTGGTCGCAATATTCGCAGCCTGGTTTGGAAAGAATTTTGATTTTCATCTTAGGGTACTCTACTTGAATATTTTTTGTTTACAAATTTTAAGCTCAATGGACGACGGAATTTTACCAAAAGAAATACGATGCAAAGACATCATCAAGGCACTCATGAACGAGGACGGGGTCGAGGAAGAAATGCTCGGCACCGTGACGGCCAACACAGGAACTGTTCTGGGGGTCAGGTTTCTCCGACCCAGTGAAAGTTTCTACAAATCCGCACCCGTGCACGTGCTAGAGGAAGAAGTGACACCGGTGCCGTACTACGCACTCTGCGAGCACTACAACAGGTGCTCGTCGTTCGGAGATCTCGAGATGAAAGCCGTGGGGGAAGACATGTACGTGTTTCATGCCGAGGTAGACGTAGAAGACGACGACAGTGAGATCTGGCACCCAGAAGACAGCGCGTCTGACACGGACGATTCTTTCATCGCACCAGACGACGTCACAGAGTTCGAGCTCCCACCAGGATCGGTGGAGATCGACCGCGAGTGGGACGCGTGGAAACCGAACACCCCCGGAGCGCAGAGCTTCAAGGACACCATCGACCGGATCGAAAACTTGGTGAGGCACCACTACTCATCAGCCCCTTAATTCGGCGCGTTTTTTTGATTTTCCAAAAAAGTCCAGCGAAGAGTACATCAATGTTGGCAACTATTTGGAAACAAATCGACGAACTCAAAAAACCCAGTGAAGAACAAAAGCCAACAAGTACACAAGACACCAACTTTTGCAGAGAATGCAGTGGCGTAAAAGTCATGACCCAAGAGGGCCTCCCGGTATGCACCGAGTGCGGCCTCGTGGAAGACAACTTCGTCACAGACACTCCGGAGTGGATGTCCAAGTTCAGCGAAGACGGGACCGTGGCGGATCAGTCGAGGTGCTTGGCACCGTCCGATAATGCAGATTTGTACTCACAATCGTGGGGGAAGAGCACCATCATCTCCACCAAAAATGCAAACTACGAAAACAAACGCATGTCCAAGATTAACTTTCATCAGAGCATGTGTTACAAAGACCGATCGCTGTTTCACGCGTACAAAGACATCGATCAAGCGTGTGCCGATCTCCCACCCATGGTCATAAAGGAGGCGAAGATTATGTATAAAAAATTTAACGCAAACAAGCTCACCCGAGGTGCGATCAGGAAAGGAATCCAGGCCAACTGCGTGTTGTACGGGTGCAAACTCGCCAACTTTCCGAGAACTACCAAAGAGATCGCCATCATGTTTAACATCGATAGCAAGGACATCAGTCGCACGACGGAGATGTTCAAGAAGATCATGTTAGGTGAGATTGAGAAAAACTACGTAACCAAACCCTTCGATGTGATCACGAGGTTACTCAACAACTTCGACGTCACGCGCGAAGAGAGGCACAGGTGCGTGAAGCTCTGCGACACCGTGTCCAACTGCGTCGACCTCATGAGCAAGTCCCCGAACAGCATCGCCTCGGCCGTGATCTACATGGTCCTCAAACGGCCAAAAGGTGAGATTTGCTCGGCATGTGAAATTAGTGTACCAACGTTGAACAAAATCGAAACAATCATCAAAAAACATTTAGAGACGAATAGTGTTGTAATACCATGAAGCTTTTCCTATCGACCCCTTGCTATGGTGGCCTCGCCCTCGAGCGCTATTTCATCGGAGTGATCAAGCTTCAACTTTTACTCATCAAGAAGGGCATTCAGCTCTACATCGACACCACTGAAAATGAAAGTCTTGTACACCGCGCGCGGAACGTCGCCGTCGGTCGGTTCATGCAGAAGACCGACGCCACACACTTCATGTTCATCGACGCCGACATCGACTTCGACCCGAACTCGGTCGTGCGCCTTTTGGAAGCCGACAAAGACATCGCCGTCGCGTGTTACCCGAAGAAGGTGGTCATGTGGGACCAACTCAAGGATGCCATCGAAAAGGGAGATGAGCGTGATCCACAGATGCTTTCTTCGTCCCTCGTGATCAACTTCGGGGCTAACAGGAGGTCTGTCGAGAACGGGTTCATCGAAATCCTCGACGGACCCACAGGGTTCATGCTCATCAAACGCGAAGTCTTCACAAAACTGGAAGAAAAATTCCCTGAACTGCACTGCAAAAACGACCATCAAAACCGCGACTTCGATGACTATCACGCGTGCTTCGACTGCATGATCGACCCAGAAACACGGCGATACCTTTCAGAAGACTACGCGTTCTGCCGAAGGTGGCAACAAGCCGGTGGGAAGATCTGGGCCGACGTGCACACGACGCTCGGCCACGTCGGTAACCTGCCGTTCTCCGGGTGCATCGCCGATCGGCTTAAGGCTTAGGAACGTACAAAATGTAATGAGGATCGGAACCATCATCGTATCGAGATC